GCGGCCCGTAAGGAAATGGGCGAAGACAAGTACCAGCAAGAGTTTGAGTGCAGTTTCCACGCCGCAGTCGAGGGGTCGTATTACGGCCAAATCCTCAACCAAGCGGAAGAAGAAGGCCGGGTATGTTCGATACAGAGAGATGATCTCTGCAAGACATTTACGGCATGGGACTTGGGAATCGGGGATTCGACGGCTATTTGGGTGGCTCAGGTCACGGGGCAGGAGATCCGGCTTCTTGACTACATCGAGAATCACGGCCAGGGGCTTGACTGGTATGTCAAGGAACTTACGAATCGGGACTGGCATAAAGCGTCGCATCTCCTACCGCACGATGTTGAAGTTCGTGAGCTCGGGACCGGGAAGTCCAGACTTGAGGTTCTACGCAGCGCCGGTCTTGACTGTCAGGTTCTACCTCGCTTGTCCGTGGATGACGGTATCCAAGCGGCGAGACGCATACTGCCGAAGTGCTGGTTTAACGTACCTGCGGTGAAACAAGGTTTAGACTGTCTGAGGAACTACAGGCGAGAATATGACGAGAAGCGAAGCGTTTTCTATGACCGCCCTTTACACGACTGGTCTTCTCATGGCGCAGACGCTTTTCGCTATCTATCTGTTGGCATTGATACAAACAACTCTACTTGGGCTAAACCTCTACCAATCAAAACAAACTGGATCGTATAAATGACGGAAATCGAACTTAAATCAGTAGTCCAGGCAGAGATTGACAACGCTATTGGCTATCTGGAGACAGAGACCACAGAGGCCCGCCGTAAGGCTATTGAGTACTACAACCGTGACCCTTATGGCAATGAAGTAGAGGGACGCTCACAGGTAGTTACAGGCGAGGTAGCCGAGGCCGTAGACGGTGCGCTGCCTGCCCTGCTGCGTGTCTTTACTCAGGGTGATGAGGTTGTCCAGTTTGAGCCCAATGGTCCTGGCGACGAAGAAAAGGCTAAACAGGCTACCGACTACGCCAACTGGGTATTCAACCGAGACAATGCTGGCGTGGCTATCATGCACGACTGGTTTAAGGATGCCCTGCTCCAGAAGAACGGCATCATCAAGATTTACTGGAACGACGAGGAAGTAGTCAACACCGAGTCCTATCAGGATCTGACGGAAGAAGAACTAGCCCTTCTTCTAGCAGATGAGCAGTACGAAGTCGTAGAGCAGGAGCAGACCGAAGTCGGTGAGGTTCAAGTGCCTCCTACTTCAGAAGAGATCATGGCTGCCCAGCAGACCGGTGTGCCTCCAATGCCTAAGACCGTACCTGTATATTCATACAGTGTTAAGGTCAAAAAGCGTGAGAACAAAGGCCGGGTCAAGATTGAGAACGTCCCGCCCGAGGAGTTCATCATCTCCAAGAAGGGCCGGACCCTAGCGGACACGCCTTTCTGCGCCCACCGTAAATTAGTGACACGCTCCGAACTCAAGGCAATGGGATTCCCAGAAGACATCGTGGATTCCCTGCCTCAGAACACGGACCTGACATTTACCCCTGAGCGCACAGCCCGATTCTCCCAAGGTGAGCAGCCTAGCGACGCAACCACCCTAGACTTCTCGATGGAGGAGGTAGAGGTATTTGAGTGCTATATCCGAGCCGACAAGAACGGTGACGGTATTGCCGAGCTGCGTAAGGTTGTCTACGCTGGCAACGAGATCCTAGATGATGCAGAGATTGACTATGTTCCCTTCTGCTCTATCTGCCCGTTCCCGCTACCCCATAAGTTCTTTGGTCACTCAATGGCCGACCGGACTATGGACTTGCAGATCATCAAGTCTACGATTACCCGCCAGATCCTAGATAACCTTTATCTGACGAACAACGCCCGTATCGCTGCTGTTGATGGGCAGGTAAACCTAGATGACCTGCTGACGGTGACTCCAGGCGGTGTGGTGCGTGTCAAGAACCCCAACGCTCTATCGCCAATTGCAGTGCCTCCTGTCGCCTCCCAGTCGTTCCCCATGCTTCAGTACATTGATGGTATGCAGGAGAAGCGTACAGGCATCTCTATGGCTTCCCAGGGGCTAGATCCCAACATCCTGCAAAACACGACTGCTACGGCTGTCGCTGCTATGCAAAACGCTGCTGCGGGGAAAATTGAGTTAATCGCCCGTATTTTTGCGGAGACTGGTGTCCGGGATATGTTTAAGAAGATCCTGCACCTTCTGTGCAAGTATCAGGACAAGCCACGGGTTATCCGTCTGCGTGGCAAGTATGTCTCTGTAGACCCCCGTGAGTGGTCAAACCAGTATGATGTGACCGTAAACGTCGGTCTGGGTACAGGAAACCGCCAAGAGCAGATGGCTATGTTGGCAATGGTTCTTCAGAAACAGGAGCAGATTCTTGGAACACAAGGAACTGGTGGCCCTCTGGTTGGCCTATCACAATATAGATCCACGCTTGGCCGATTCATCGAAAGTGCTGGATTTAAGGACTCCTCCGAGTTCTTTAAAGAAATTACCCCAGAAATGGAGCAACAGATTGCTCAGGCGGCGGCCCAGTCTCAGCAGGCTAATCCTCAAGTAGCAATGCTGGCTCAACAGGTTCAGGCTCAGATTCAAGCCGACCAAGCCAAAGCCCAGTCTGAGATCCAAGTAGCCCGGGCCAAAGCCCAAGCCGACATCCAACTTCAGCGTGAGAAGGCAGCCGCCCAGATCCAGTTGGAGCGTGAGAAAGCCCAAGCCCAGTTGGAGTTGAAGGTTGCTGAGTTCCAAGCCGAGGCACAGTTGAAGGCCGCCAAGGTAGGGGCACAAATTACCGGTAACGTGGAGATCCCTGGTTGATACCTAACAAACAAGAGCAGGCCGAGCGTTTGCTCAGAGATGAGTTTTTCCAAGCCGTTGTAAAATTACAACAAGAGGGTTATATTTCTCTTATTCTCAATAGTTCTGAGGATGATGTGGAGGTGCGGGAACGCTCTCTACTCAAATACAGGGCCATAGAGGAGTTCGTAGCGTCAATTGAGTCCATGTCTAAACAGAAGGACATAGACAAGAAACGCTTAAAGATTTTCTAACTTTGTAAGGAGTTAAAATGGACACCAACCCAAATGGGAGTGCCAAAACAGTAGGTGAAGCCGCCAACGCTTTTCTAGGCTTGATGGGTGGTGACGAGGAGGCGAAAGCCCAACCAGAAGCACCAGCCGAGGAAGTCGTAGAGGAGATTGTTGAGCAGACCGAAATCCAAGAGGATCTGGATGAGGAAACCGAAGAATACGAAGAACCTGAAGAAGAACCGACCCCCACCTATCGAGTAAAGGTAGGCAAGGAGGAAGTCGAAGTTCCTTTGGAAGAGTTGCTTAAAGGGTATTCACGGACGGCTGACTACACCAAGAAGACTCAGGAACTGGCTGAAAACCGCAAGATAGTAGAAGCGGAGCGGGCCAAGATCCAAGAGGCTTCAAGACTCCGAGACCAGTATGCCGAGCGGTTATCTGTTATTGAGCAGATGCTTAATCAGACCGAAAAGGCAGAAGATTTGTCTGTTCTCAAAGAAACCGACCCCATCGGCTATGCCGTCAAGGTCGCAGAGCAGGCAGAACGAGAGAAGCAACTCGCCGCAGTCCGGGCAGAACGCCAGAGACTAGCCCAGCAACAACAGTCGGAACAGCAAGAGAGGCTACAAGCCCACCTCGCCAGCGAAGCCGCTAAGTTGCGTGAGGCCATCCCTGAGATGTCTGACGAGATTAAAGGCGATGTAGTGAAGCGAGAAATTCGTGATTTCGCCAAATCTATTGGTTTTTCAGATCAAGAACTCGCTGCGGTGTACGACTCTCGTGCAGTGTTAACACTTTACAAAGCGATGCAGTACGACAAGCTGATGAAGGGTAAACCCGAGGTGACCAAGAAGGTCAACCAAGCCCCGAAGATGCTTAAACCCGGTACTTCCACTCCAGAAGCGAGGGAGACCGACCAAGTTAAAAAGATGCGTCAACAACTCCGCAAGTCGGGGAATAAGAATGACGCTGCCCGTCTATTTGAACGTTTTTTATAAAGGAATACTGAAATGCCTACATTTACCGCTTTTACGGCCACTGGCCTGCGTGAAGACCTCGCTGACGTTATTTATGACATCAGCCCACAAGATACGCCTATCATGTCGTCCATTGGCAAGACCAAGGCTGCTGCTGTTAACCACGAGTGGCTGAAGGACTCCCTGGCTGCTGCTACTACCGCCAACGCCGCTGTTGAAGGTGCTGACGCTACTGCCGCTACCCTGACCCCCACGACCCGTGTTGGCAACTACACCCAGATCGTCTCCAAGACCATTCAGGTTTCGGGTACGCTGGAAGCCGTTAACAAGGCTGGCCGCAAGTCTGAGAAGGCTTACCAGTTGGCCAAGGCTTCTGCCGAACTCAAGCGTGACATCGAGACCATCATCTCGGCTAACCAGGCTAAATCTGCTGGTAACTTTTCTACCGCTCGTAAGATGGGCTCCCTGCTGTCGTACATCACCACCAACACCAACAAGGGTGCTGGTACTACGACCGCTGGTGGCGATCCTGTTGGTGACGGTTCGACCGCTCGTACCGACGCTGACACGACCCGTACCTTTACCGAGACCATCCTGAAAAACGTTATTCAGCAGGTCTTCACCGAAGGCGGTACGCCCAGCCTGTTGGTCGTTCCTCCTGCACTGAAGCAGACCGTTTCTGGCTTTACTGGTATCTCCCAGCATCGCATCAACAGCAACGCTACCGGCCAAATCTCTATCGTCGGTGGGGCCGATCTCTATCAGTCAGATTTTGGGGTAGTTTCCATTATTCCTTCAAGGTTTATGCGTACCCGTGACGCTCTGGTCCTTGACCCTGAGTACGCTGCTCTGGCTTACCTGCGTCCTTTCCAGACCAACGATCTGGCTATGACTGGTGACTCCGAGAAGACTCAGATTCTTGCCGAGCTGTCGCTGGAAGTTAAGAACGAAGCCGCCCACGGTGGTGCTTTCGATCTGAACGCTGCTTAATTGCAGATAAGATAGTTTTGTGGTAATGTCGGGGGTGGGTAAGTCCCACCTCCGATTTCTTAGGGAAACAATTGAAAAAAGTCCTCAAGCAAGATGCGGACACGGGTATCGTGCAAACCGCTCACTGGGATGGAGATGGTGGTCTGGTAATCGAGACCACGCAAGACATTTCTCCAATTATTGAACAAAACAAGCGTGAATACGCAGCCACGGACCAACGTGCCAAATGGGGCGAATGGTCAAAGATTGGCTCAATTCCGCTGGCCGTTATCCAAGACTTGAACCAAAAGGGCATCCTGCGAGGCTTTGCGGTGATGGACCAAAAGAAGTTCAAGGAGTGGCTAAACAACCCAGACAACCGGCACTTCAGAACGAGGCCCGGTCGTGTCTAAGGTCGGTATATGTATCCCTAGCCGAGGGGATTGTGACATCGGTACGGCTTTTGATCTGTCTATCCTGTGCGCCTATGACGCAAAGACTAGAGACGGTGATTTAGCGGTTTACTCTGTGGCTGGAACCCTGATCTTTGACCAGCGAGAGAAGTTGGTAGAACACGCCCTTGAGGGGGATTGTGACTACATTCTCTTCATTGACTCAGATATGAGGTTTCCGAAGACTACGATTGCAAGGCTACTGGCCCACGATAAGGACATTGTGGGGGTCAACGCTACGACCAGGACGATTCCGGTCAAGCCCACGGCCAAGCACTTAGAGATTGATTTAGAGAAGAAAGAAAACAAATGGCTTCCGGTCATTTCCAAGGGAAAGACTGGGATCGAGAAAGTTACTGCCATTGGCTGTGGCGTGATGCTGGTGAAGGCAGAAGTCTTCAGAAAGACACCGCAGCCGTGGTTCTGGTTTTACCAACTGCCTGGTGGCAAGACGCTAGGCGAGGATGTGCATTTCTGTGTGGCCGCTGCTGACGCTGGCTTTGAAACGTGGGTAGATCACGATTTGAGCCTAGAGATTGGTCATGTTGGTCAGTATTGCTACGGCTGGAAAGATATTGTTTTAGAGGTTCCAAACAACAAGAAAAAGAAACGAAAGTGACTGGTAAATATTACGTCTACGAACACCTAAAAGCCGACACAAAAGAGATTTTTTATGTTGGTAAGGGTAGTAGAAGGCGAGCAAAAGACTTAGACAACAGAAGCAAATACTGGTGGAACATTGTCAACAAGCATGGATTTGATGTTCGGTTTGTTGTCAAAGATGTTGACGAAGAATTTGCTTTTTTAGTTGAAAGAGAGCGAATTGACCAGTTGCGTAGGCTTAAAGTAAAAATATGTAACCTTACAGATGGTGGTGAAGGCTCGTCTGGGCTTGTTATGCCGCAATCTGCAAAGGACGCAATATCAAAGATTCATAAGGGAAAAACAATTCCTGATTGGCAAAGGAAAAAAGCCTCTGAGTCTTTAAAAAAGATCAAGAAGACGCCAGAGTGGATACAGAACATAGTTAACGCCAAGAGTCGGGCTGTTGTTTGTATAGATACTGGGGTTGAGTACAAAAGTGCTTTAGAGGCCCACAAGCAGACGGGCACTAACGTAAAATCAATTCGTAGTGCTTGCCGAGGTGATTACAAGACTGCTGGCGGGTTCCGCTGGAGATACAAATGAGCTTAACTACTTATTCAGAACTAAAGACAAGCGTAGCAAACTATCTCGGAAGAAGTGACCTAACGTCACAGATTCCAGACTTTATTACGCTTGCTGAGATCCGCTTGAACCGCTCTGTGCGGATTCGGCAGATGCTCAAGACCGCTACTGCTACGACCACGGCTGGAGATCCTACTGTTGGCCTGCCTAGCGACTTCTTGCAGATGCGGGATCTTTACATTGCTGGAACTCCTAGAACCCCTATTTCTTATCTGTCGCCGAGTGCTTTTACAAGGGACGCAAGGGCAGACGAAGCTGGTCTTCCGAACTACTACACTCTCAGGGCTGCTGAGATTGTCTTGGCTCCGTACCCTGATTCTGCTAAGACGCTGACAATGCTTTACTACGCCAAGCCAACCGCTATGAGCAACTCTGTGTCCTCTAACGAGTTTTTGGCAAACTGCCCTGATGCGCTGCTATATGGTGCGCTTCTGGAGGCAGAGCCGTATCTGATGAACGATGCAAGGCTTCAGGTCTGGTCGTCTCTGTATAACAACGCAGTATCTTCCCTCAATACTTCAGACGATGAGGCTGAGTATTCTGGTGTCCCCCTAACTATGTCTGTTACGTCGAGGTAAAAATGGCCGCTCTGTCAAACTATCTTGAGAACGCCCTGCTTAACGCCGTTCTGAACAACACTTCCTACACTTCCCCAGCCACGACCTATGTCGGCCTGTTTACTTCAGACCCTACGGACGCTGGCTCTGGTACGGAAGTCTCTGGTAACTCTTACGCTCGTGTAGCCGCTAGTTTTGGTGCTGCCTCGCAGGGTAACTGCACCAACGATGCAGACATTACCTTTGCCCAGGCTACTGGTAACTGGGGGACCGTGACACACTTTGGTCTTTATGACGCTTCAACCTCTGGAAACCTGCTTTTCCACGGTGCGCTGACTTCTTCAAAAGCCATTGAGTCTGGGGACATCTTCAAGATTGTCTCAACGAATCTGAGCATTACCCTTGCTTAATGTCCCTTACCTTAGAGCAGCTTGATGCGTTTGGGTCGCTTGATACGCTTCCGTTCTCCCTCGATGCAAACTGGGAGACAGATGGTATCTGCGGCCCATATCCGCTAGAGTTGCTTGATTATTTTGGGGACCTTGATTCACTAGCATTTAGTCTGGATGACCCGATATGGGAATCCACGACAACTTGTATATTTCTCGGTGACTCAGATGTTACCGGGACTGCTGCGGTAATACTTGCCGCACTAAGAGAGAGAATTGCAGCATCTAGTGTTAGCGGAGCAGGAACTGCCGACCTAACAGGACAAAGACAGAGGTTAGGTGCTTCTTCTGTATCTGGTAGCGCATCAGTGTCATTTGATGCCTATAGAGAGAGATTCGGAGCGTCCTCTGTATCTGCTCTTGGAACAACATCATTTGATGCCTACCGGATTCGGGTTGGTGCTTCTAGCATCTCTGGATTGGGGTCTGTTACCGCTTTAGGCGGGCTGACTAGGTTTGGTGCTTCAGATGTGTCAGGAAGTGCCTCTGTAAGCCTCTCAGGGGCCAGACAACGCATCGGTGCTTCTAGCGTGAGTGCTAGTGGCTCAATGGAGGCAAACGGGCTTAGAGAGCGTTTAGGCGTGTCCTCGGTAAGCGGGTCTGCGACAATCTCTGTATCGCCTAACGCTACATTCGCTGGTGCATCAAGTATTAGTGGTTCCGTTGAAGTCTCGATGGAGGCTGAGGTTTCCTTCTCATCTAACGGGACTATTGTAGGAATTGCGACCGCCACCGCTACTGGGTACATCTACGGCGAAGAGTGGTCAACAGTAAACGCAGAGGTTAACGCCTGGTCCATTATTGCGGCTGGTGCGAATACTTGGACGAATGTAAACGTCGGGTCAAATACATGGTCGGATGTTGCTATCGGAAGCAATACCTGGACAACACAGACAATCGGAACTAACGAATGGCAACTACAAGGATAACTTTCGGTGAGTGGCTACCAGACCAGCCTGGACTGGTTGGGGCCTTAACCGTAGCCAAGAATGTGTTTCCAAAGGCTGTTGGATACGGACCCTTCCCAAACTCCGTTGAGTTCTCCCAGGCGGCTTCTGAGGATCTGAACTCCGTGGTTGCGGCTAGAGACACAAACGGAAACACCAAGGTCTTTGCTGGTGGCTCTACTAAGCTATTCCTTCTGGATGCAGCAGACTTGTCTATGGATAACGTCTCTGGGTCTACTTACAACTCGGAATATGTTTGGAAGTTCACGCAGTTTGGTGATTCTCTGATCGCCGCTAATGGCGCAGACAAACTCCAGTATTACGACCTGACGACCACCAACAACTTTGCAGACCTAGACTCTGGTGCGCCAAGGGCCAAGTATGTGACCGTGGTCCGTGACTTTGTGGTGACTGGCTGGCAACCCGACAACAACTCTAGGGTTCAGTGGTCTGGTATTAACGATCCTACGACTTGGAGTTCTTCTGGCGTAACCCAGTCTGACTTTCAGGACATTCCTGATGGTGGACAGGTTCAAGGTGTAACGGGTGGTGAGTTTGGTCTAGTTCTGCTTGAGCGTTCAATTGTTCGCATGAGCTACATCGGAACGCCACTGATATTCCAGTTTGACAACATCGCTAGAAACATTGGGTGCTATGAGCCAAACTCCATCATCCAGTGGCAGGGCGTTACCTACTTCTTGGGTGACGACGGCTTCTATGCCTGTGATGGTCAAAATGTAGTCGGTATTGGTGCTGAGAAGGTAGACCGCTTCTTTTTTGATGGTGCAGACGAGTCTAGTTTCCCAGAGATGTCAACGGCTGTAGACCCCATCCGCAACCTTGTGATGTGGGGGTATAAGAACTCCGGCGACGTTTATAGACTTCTGGTCTACCATGTCAATACTAAGCGATGGTCATACATTGACACGACGATTAACCGTCTAGGGGCTTACTCAACTCCTGCTATCACGCTAGAGGGTGTGGACACCTACTCGGCATCTATTGACGCTTTGGACATCTCGCTGGATTCTCGGTTCTGGTTGGGCGGAAAACTTCAGTTGGGTGGTGTGACAGGCGCAAAGATTGTGACCTTCTCTGGTTCTTCACAGACCGCCACGATTGAAACCTCGGACCTAGAAACAGGGACTGGCCAGTCGTCAATGATTACCCTTGCCAAGCCTCTTATTGACGGCGGGTCTGCAAGCGTAGGGATTGCGTCTAGGAATAGTCTTAGCAATGCGGTTACTTTTGGGAACCAGAATTCGCCCAGCTCTGAAAACCGGGTTGGCCTGAGATCCTATGGTAAATATCACCGCTTGAGGGTCCAGCCTACCGGAACATGGGATACGGCCATTGGTGTGGATATTGAGATTCAGGGTGCTGGAATCCGATGATGTTTAGAGTTCTACCTCCGTTTGGACAGGACCAGCGTGGTGTTGCCGAGGTTGTAAACGGCATCATGAACGGCAAGACCAACAATACTGGCACGATCACGCTAAATACTGGTAATGCCACAACGACATCTCTGGTAGATGAGCGGATTTCTGTAGATACAAAAATTATCCTGATTCCGTTCTCGGATGCGGCTGAGGCTGACGCTGCGCCTTATGGGGCGTTTCGGGATTCTACGGACCAGTCTGCTACGACTATCTCTGCTGCTTACGCTTTTAAGTGCGACACAACAGACTTTGCAAACGGAATTTACCTAACAAACACAGATAGGATCAACTTCCGCAATACCGGTGTTTATGCAATCCAGTATTCAATTCAGGTTAAGAACACTACAAATGATGGCCAAGACATTGACATTTGGTTTAGAAAAAACGGCACAAATATAGCTTCAAGTAATACCAAGTTTCACATCCCCGCCAGGAAAAGCACTGGAGATCCAAGTTATATTGTCCCGGTGTCAACATTTTATTTTCAATTAACGGCAGGTGACTACATCCAAGTGATGTGGCGTGTTAGTGATGTAAACGTAACCATTGAGTATTTGCCAGCCGTTTCCTCTGGGGCTCTGACCCCGGCAATCCCAGCTTCTCCGTCGGTTGTTTTGACGGCCCAGTACATTGCTCCAATGGCTTACTCAAACGTATACGTTGAATCACAAACGGCTGGTAGTGCCGTTATATCTCACTACGCAAACTCAACAGCAAACAAAACTTACGCTTACATTCTGATAGGATAGAGCATGGCTACTACAACCCAAACCTCGTCAATTGACCCAGCATTACTGCCCTATTTGCAGACTGGTCTTCAGCGAGCAGAGCAATTATTTCTTACGGGGCCACAGCCAACATTCTTCCCCGGGCAGACTTATGTTTCCCCATCTGAACAGACGCTTTCCGCACTTGCACAAACAGAGCAACTAGCACAACAAGCATCCCCCGCTCTTCAGGCTGGTCAACAGGCTTATTTGTCGTCCTTGTCTGGTCTTGGGCAGACCGCAAGCGGTGGGTTCCTACAGGGCTCTCCCTACCAGCAGGCTGCAATTTCTGCCGCTACCCGTCCTATTCAACAGCAGTTTGAGCAGTCAACCCTTCCTGGCCTAGCCTCCTTGTTCTCTGCCCGTGGTCGTTACGGCTCCGGTGCTATGGAGCGGGCCATTGGACAGGCGCAGGAAGCCACAGGAAGGGCCATTGGTGACGTTGCTACCAACATTGCCTATCAGGACTATGCCCGTGAGCGTGGCCTCCAGCAGCAGGCTCTAGGACAACAAGCCGCTCTAGGTGCTTATGCTCCTCAGTTCTATCAGCAACAGTTCCTACCAGCTCAAACTCTTGCCCAAGTCGGCGCACAGCGTGAGGCTATTGCCGCTCAACCCTTGCAAGAGGAAATGGCTCGATTCTCGTTCCAGCAACAGCAGCCGGTTGAGGCATTGATGTCTTACCTGTCTGGTGTATACGGAACTCCTTTGGCCCGTGTTGGAACAACCACTACTAATGCTCCATCATCAACCAACTATCTTGCACAAGGTCTTGGCGGTGCGCTGCTTGGATCTCAAGTCGGCGGGATGTTTGGCGGGTTTGGTGGTCTTAGTGGTTCTCAGACCGGAGCAATTCTTGGCGGATTGGGCGGCCTACTCTTTTGACACCAAAAGTATTAAAGACAGAAGAGTTAAAGAATTACTGGCGAGACATCAAGCCAGGACTAGAAAAGGTTTTACTTAAAACGCCAACTGCGGACTGGATACCGGAGGATGTTTACTCTGCCATCCAGAACCGCAAGGCTGTATGCGTACTTGGGCTGGAAAACGAAGAAGTTGTTGGCTTCTTCATAGGGCATAAGATGCCGAACAACAATTTCTTTGCCTGGGCCGTTTGGTTAGAAAACGACCTAGACGAAGGAATTGCACATCTTAAAAACTTTGCAAAAAGCATCGGATGCGTGAATGTCTTGTTTCAGTCCGATAGAAAAGGATGGGAGCGTGTAATGAAAAATCAAAACGCCCGTCCTTACACATGGATCATGGAGGCTTAAATGGGTGGTGTAAACCCAATTCAGGAAGTTAAAAATCTTGGTTCATCAATTGACGACAGGATTATTCAACCAGCTTTAAATGACCCTATTGAGACTGCTGCTGTTATTGCTGCCGCAGCTATTGGTGGTCCTATTGCCGCTGGAGCAACAAAGACAGCATTTGAGTTAGATGACGGCAAGGAACTTGGAGACGCTCTAAAGTCAGGAGCCACAACTGCTGCTACTGTTTATGTTGGGCAAGAACTTACTGGTGGAACAGACTACAATTACGATGTAGAAGCACAACCAGGTGGTTTCTATGGAGAGTCTTCTGCTCCGATAGTTGACTCTGTTGCTATCCCGGCTTCTGAGGCGGCTTACCCAACAACTGAGGTTGGGCCAACTTACACTCCTGCCCCTGGTTCCTTGCAAGACTATTTGCAACAAACCGGGACTATTCCAGCAGAAGGTGGGGCAACTGCTGGTGCTGGCACTTTTGAAGCGGCAATACCAGAGTTAACATCTGCTGCGGCTGCACCATCTCTGTTGACTGTAAAAGATGCACTAGACTCCGCTCGATTGGCAAGCAAGTTATTTGGTGGAAAACAGCAACCAACTGGTCCTCAGCAACCATTCCAGCCACAAGCAATGCAACCTGGTGTTGTTGATTACTCAAACTATCTGTCTTTACTGGCTATGCGCCCACAACAGCGCAGCAACTCTTTGATCTGAGGTAAACATGGCAACTCTCGCTGATCTTCTTGGTGGTGGTGAAAGCCCTTTGATGGGCCTTCTGTCGCCAGAGCAACAAGCACAGGCAAAGCAACAAGCCCAGAGCAATCTTTTGACGCAACTTGGTTTTGGTCTTTTGCAAGCATCCCGTGGTGCGCCTGGGACCGGAAGACCATCATTAGGTCAAATAGTTGGCCAAGTTGGGCCTGAAGCGGTTCAGGCATATCAAGGTTCTTTTGACAAGACTCTTAAAGATCTGATTACCAGTATGCAGGTCAAGGATCTGATGGCCAAGCGTGAGCGTGAGAAACAAATCCAAGCAATTGCCGGGAAACTGTTTCAACCACAAATTGGTCGGGTTCCGACCACCATTCCTACAGAGACATATGAAGACTATAAGACGACTGTCCCTGGTGTGACTGGTGTAGAAATCAACAAGTCGATGCTTCCTGCCCTTGGTGCTTTAGGGCCAGAGGGTATGGATTACGCAACCAAGATGATGCAGTTCCAAAAAGCAATGCAGCCAGAAGAACGTGTTTTGAAGCCTGGCGATATTGTTACTCGTGGTGGCGAAGTAATCTTTCAAGCACCAGCAGAATTTAAGGGGTATGACAAAGTTGACCTTGGAAACACCATTGCTTTTGTTGATCCAAAAGATCCAACAAAAATTGTGGCTCAAATGTCAAAGTCAAAAGATCCAGAAAAACTTGGCACTGTTGAAGATACAGTTCGTAAAGAGTTTCTTGGTCAAGCTAAGCCCTATATTGAGGTTGGGCAAGCATACAAAAAGGTTGAAGAAGCAGGTAAGAACCCATCTGCTGCTGGTGACATTGCAATGATTTTTGGCTTTATGAAGATCCTTGACCCAGGCTCAGTTGTTCGTGAGGGTGAATTTGCAACAGCTCAAAACGCAGCCGGTATTCCTGATCGGGTTAGGGCTCAGTACAACGCTGCAATTAACGGCCAGCGTTTGACAGAAGTCCAGCGAACAGATTTTATGAATCAAGCAAAGAACATCATTCAAAGCCAGCGTCAAAACTTTAACTCAACGCTGAAGCCTTTCTATGAGGGAATTGTTAAAGACAGGAACCTAAAACCAGAGAATGTTCTTTTTGACCCGTTCAAGGACATTGACACATCTATCAAGCCGATCAAACCGGCATCTGTCTCAACCCCTGCTTTCCCAAGTATTGCGGAAACATTTAACAAAGCTGCTCAGTCAGGTGGAATCAAAATCAGGGAGATCAAATAACCATGCCCAAGTACGAGGTTGAAGTTGCTGGTCTTGGCAAATTTGAGGTTGAGTCTGAATCTCCTTTGTCTGAAGCTCAAATCATTGATGCTGTAAAAGGTCAGGTTGAGCAAAAGCAAGGCACAGACAGTCTTGGTCGCCAGCTTGGTTTAACTGCTAGGGCTGGTGTTACTGGTGCCGCAAGCCTTCCTCTAATGGCCGGTGACGCTTTGAATACTCTAATCAATATGATTATGAGCCCGGTTACGGACTATAGGCTTGGTATGCCATCACAAGGCGTACAGAAACTAATGACACAAGCCGGTGTTCCCGAGCCAAGAACCTCAACAGAGCGTGTCGTACAAGATATTTCATCCGCTGTTTCTGGTATTGGTGGCACTGCAAAACTTGCCGGTAGGTTACTTCCTGGGCAAGCGACCGCACCTCTTACAGAACGCCTTGGGCTACAGACCGCAGGTGCTGTTGGCGGTGCTGGTGCTGCTGGAACTGGTAGAGAGATGGGAGCAACCAGCCCACTAGCCCAGCTTGGGTTGGCCGCTCTCGGTGGGACGATTGCTCCGGCAACTTTAGGCCAAACAACCCAGCAGGCAGCTCGTGGAGTTGCTGCTACTGTTAGACCATTTACAGAGGCTGGCCGTGAAGTTGTTGCTGGTCAAGTGTTGCGTAGTCTAGCAAAAGAGCCTGATGTAGCCATTGCTAGGGGAGAGTCATTTAAGCCTACAATCCCTGGTTATAAACCAACAACCGCTCAAGCAACCCGTGACATTGGTTTGATTGCGGCAGAAACGCCTATTCGTGCCCTAGATGTCGGCGGTCGTTTTGCTGAACAAGCAAGTGCTGCTAACAGAGCAAGATTAAACATCATTGATCGTATGGCCAAAGATCAAGACGCTCTTACGGCTGCTATAAACAAACGAAATGAAGTTACCGCTCCGTTGCGTGAACAGGCTTTTGCTAGAAGTACTGTTAGCCCAGAAACATTCCAGTCATCTGTTACTTTGACTGTAAACAAAACTATTGACGACATTCTCAAGTCTCCTGCGGGGGCTAGAGGATCTGTAGAAAAGGCAATGAACTGGGCAAAAGAGCAACTTGTTAAAGGCACAGATCCCGCTCGACTATATGAGGTTCGTAAGGATCTTAGAGATGCGGCTCAAGGGCTTCTGGATAAAGAAGGTTCTGCTTATAGCCTAGCAAAAGGTCAACTTGAGCAAGTGATACGTTCTGTTGACGATGCTATTGAGTCTGCAGCCCCGGGTTACAGGGATTACCTAGATAAGTTTGCAGCAGCATCTCGTGGTATTGAGAGACTTGAGGCCGCTCAATCATTTAGGTCTAAGGTGTTGTCTACGACCCCAGATCCGATGAATGTTGGTGATTACCTTATCTCCCAGCCAGCATTTACCAGAGCAATTAGAGCCGCTAAAGATGATGAGGCTCTAAAAGGGCTGTCTAAGACGCAAGTCTCATCTCTTGACCGTGTCGCTCAAGACCTTGATTCTGGGGTTCTGGCTCGTGGGACAAAAGTGCCCGGGTCCGACACCTTTAAGAATATGTCTACAGCAAATGTAATTGGGGGCATTATTGGGAAGCAGATGTTTGGCGAAATGAGTCCATTCCTTTCCAAAGTAGCAGCACCAATGAACTGGTTGTACAACGGTACAGATGATAAAATTAGGGAACTTCTAGTCGAGGCAATGCTAGACCCTAAACTCGCATCACGCCTCATGGCGAAAGCATCTACAACAACGATGGAACCCTTGTCTAAAGAACTTCAGAAGAAGGCTATAAACATGGGATATGGGTCAATTTTCGGACTGGAGTAAAACGTGGCAAAGACAAAAATCAGCGAATACGACGCTTCCGCAGGTAATAACACCGACGTAAACTCGGTGAACATTGCGGAGGGCTGTGCGCCTTCTGGTATCAATAACGCTATCCGTGAGGTCATGGCGGCTCTAAAACGCTTTGAAACAGGCGCAGACGGAGACTCCATGACTGTTGGGGGGAACTTTGTCGTGAGCGGCACTGCGACCCTCTCAACGACCACCATCGGCCCTGTAAACGGAACAACGATCCCCAGCTCTAAGACGCTCCTGGTTTCTACGGATATTGGCTCTACCGTCCAAGCCTACGACGCAGACACAGCCAAGACTGACGTAGCGCAGACCTTTACTATCAGCCAGCGTGGGACTGTTACGACGGACAATGACCTGTCGTTTAACATGGCTACGACTAACAACTTCAAGTGTACGCCCACCGGCACAGGCTCGCTGACGTTTACCAACATCACTGCTGGTCAGTCTGGTTTTATTCTGCTGGTCAACTCTGGTGGCTATACCATCTCTGCCGCTGCCACGACCAAGGTATCGACAACGGCTCTGGCTACAATCAGTGCGGCTGGTACGTATCTGCTGAGTTACTTCTCNNTCGTCAACTCAGGAGCATTGGCTTAATGGCTATCCTACCTGTTGGCATTGGGCCGCAAGAGGGCGGCTATCAGATTGAACGCAGTCTGCGGTTTAACTCTGCTGACTCTGCTGACCTGAATCGAACATTCAGCACACCCACTGATAACAATAGATGCACGATTTCGTTGTGGGTAAAAAAGACCACAAACTCTGCTGGGCCGCTTGATTTTGGGTTTTTAACAACCGGGGTAAATATATCTGTTGTTGGGATTTCCGGAACAGGCGCATACGGTGCATCGTTAGACAACAAGATATTCATTCGTAATAATGACACGAATAAAGACTACTGGTATCCAGTTCTAAGAGATAATTCCGCTTGGTATCACATTGTCATTGCGATTAACACTGACGAATCTACACAAGCCGACAGAGCAAAATTATGGATCAACGGAGTATCACGGGCCAGTAATAAACAAGCATCTGGTTTTTCTTTGTCTGAAGCGTTGACATTCAATACGGCTTCAACTGTCCATCGGATTGGAAGTATTGGGACAAGTTATCCAACCTATTACTCTAATGGCTACTTGTCAGAATATTACTTTATTGACGGTCAAGCCCTAGACCCAACATCATTCGGTGAATACAACACAGACACAGGCGTATGGCAACCTATTGCCTACACAGGCTCTTATGGTACTAACGGTTTCTATCTGAACTTCTCAGATAACTCTGGTACTACCAGCACAACGCTTGGTA